CCAAAGTGTTGTTTGTGGTTGACTCATTGGGTATGTTGTTGACACCCACAGACGTTAACCAATTTGAAGCAGGCGATATGAAGGGCGATATGGGTCGTAAACCCAAAGCGTTGGCTGCCTTGGTTCGTAACTGTGTCAATATGTTTGGCAGTTTAAACATTGGCTTGGTTACCACAGCACACACATACGCTAGCCAAGATATGTTTGATCCCGATGACAAGATCTCGGGTGGTCAGGGCTTTATCTATGCCAGCTCTATTGTGGTTGCTATGCGTAAGTTAAAGCTCAAAGAAGACGAAGACGGCAACAAGATCTCAGAAGTCAAAGGTATTCGCGCCGCTTGTAAGATTATGAAAACTCGTTACGCTAAACCATTTGAATCTGTCCAGGTCAAGATTCCATACGAAGAAGGTATGAATCCGTACTCAGGTCTAGTAGACTTGTTTGAAGGCAAAGACCTGCTGAAGAAAGAAGGCAACAGTCTGGTGTACACATTGGCCGATGGTGAAATTATCAAGAAGTTCCGTAAGGCGTGGGAACGCAACGAGGATTCTTGTTTGGATCGAGCCATGGTAGATTTTGTTGCCAACCCACATCAAAAGCAAGCCAACATCGAAGAGCTTGAAGCAGCAGTTGATGCAGTAGTTGAAGAAAAAACAAAGAAAACCAAAAAAGAGGAAACAGTAGAATGAGCATCGACGTAGAAGTTCTCATTGAGACATACACTATTTTAAAACAATATATACCTAGCAAAGATCGTCAGGAAGCAGCCGATAATCTTATGAGTGTACTGGTTGATATGTTGGGCGATGTTGAACTGCAGGAATTCGGCACATCTGACAACATATTGAAAAAAGCACTCAAAGAATACACAGCTCAAAACGACGAAGAGGGTGAAGAAGACAAAGATGGTGATTGGTAACAGTGGTGTAGTTGCAGATGTATTCAGTCGCACGGAAGTAGAATTCTTATTGGATCGACTGTCTAAACTGCCTCGCGACCATTTGTATCATACTGCTATCACACAGGATCATACATTACACAGCTGGTTTGATAAAAAAGTATTTGGCCGATTGAGAGAGTTAACTGACGAGCCAATGAGGTTGTTGTTTGGCGGTCTTATCAATGAAGAAATTCCGCAACAGTTACATTCAGACTACTATTACAAAAGTGTTGGCGAACCATACAAAGCATTTTTGATTCCAATGGGCATTGAAAATCAGTTTGAGGGGTTTGAACGTGTACACACAGTCACATTCAATGAAGCTGACACTTTTGTAGATTCCGCAGATCCTGTGCGTAAAATGTGGAAAAGAGTTGAGTGGAACAACAACAGACAACCAAAAGAGAACAATGCTCTCAAACACTTTGAGCAACATTTGAGTCATCTCAAACCTGAAGATCTGGAGTGTTTGACCATTGATCAAATTGTTCCTTGGGGTTTGGGCGGTGTGGTATATTGGGACGAAAAACAACTGCATTGCAGTGATAATTTTTTAAAAAATAACATCAAATCAAAACAGGCAATAGTCGTACACACTTATGTTCTATAATCGAATTGTAGCCGACCTTGGCGCATTGCCAGACTTTATTAACTATTACGAGGGTGAACTAATAGCCGCTCGTGCCGACATCAAGATACAGGGACGAGTAGAAAAAGAGTTGGCAGACTTACCGGGTCAAAGTGAACACCGTTTCAACCAACTGCAAGAGATTGAAGCAGTACTGGAGTATCTCAATATACAACTGCGTAAAATACGTCGTAAGCATTTTCAAAAATACTTGGAAGCATATCAGCGTGCCTTGACATCGAGAGATGCTGAAAAATATGTAGACGGTGAAGACGAAGTAATTGACTTTGAAACATTGATCAACGAAGTGGCACTATTACGTAACAAATGGTTGGGAGTTATGAAAGGTGTTGAATCAAAGAACTTTATGCTGGGACACGTGGTTCGTTTGCGTACAGCAGGAATGGAAGACATTGTGGTATGATAGACTGGAAGGCTCGTGCAGACGAACTGTTGGAAGAATTTAACTTGTGTTGCCGAGCCAAACCTCGGCATGATGCAATCAATGTACAATTAGAAAAAGATGCGTGTGGTAAATTTGCGTATCATTTGAGCACACAGCGATCTTGGGGCAGTGAAATAGAAATAGCAGAAGCTTGCCATCAACTTGAACCAAGATTGAAACAATTAAAAGAAAAACTAGTAATGGAGATATTAACCAATGGCCCTGTTTAAAAATGCAACAGCCAGTCACGAGCACAGCTTGGAAGTATTAAACCTTATTTACGGATACGACAGTTTTCTCGACAGCCTGAATACTGTTGCTGATATGGGCTGTGGCGTTGGTTTTGACAGCGAATGGTGGGCTCGACTTGAAACACGTGACGATCCTCCAATACATCGTAATTACACAGTATATGGTGTAGATACCAACATACATCAGATTGAGCAATACATCATTGAGGACAATCCAAATTTTAAAAAAATTGAAGACGACTTTGAAACAGTGATACTGCCTACCAAAGCCGATTTGATTTGGAGCCACGACAGTTTACAGTATGCCAAGAATCCGCTGAGTTGTTTAAAGCACTGGAACAGCCAGATGAACCCCAATGGTATGTTGATGTTGAGTATACCACAAACAACTTATTCGTTTAAAAACAGATTGACCATTGAAAATCACAGTCATCAATATTACAGTTTTAACATTTTAAATCTCATATATATGCTGGCAGTAAGTGGCTTTGATTGCAGAGATGCGTATTTTTATCGTAAATCAAACAGTCCCTGGTTGTATGCGGCGGTGTATGCAACCAACACACCACTGCCAGAGCATCCAACTTGGTATGATCTTGCTGAAAAAAATCTTGTCAATGATTTCTTAATTGCCAGCGTAGAAAAATACGGCTATGCTCGATTAGACGATCTAGTAGTGCATTGGCTAGACAAAGAAAATTATTTAATTACAAATTGATATGACAAAAATTGCAGTAGTAAGCGGCGGATTTGATCCTTTGCACAGTGGGCATATTGCGTACTTGAAAGCTGCGTCTACCTTGGGCGATTTGCTGATTGTGGGAATCAACAGTGACGAGTGGCTAGAACGCAAAAAAGGTCGCGCATTTATGCCCTGGAATGAACGACTTTGCATAGTAAACAATTTGTCCATGGTGGACGAAGTTTATACCTTTGACGACGAGGACGGTTCAGCGAGACACCTGATACAACAGGTTCAAGCCCACTATCCCGATGCCAAAATTATCTTTGCCAACGGTGGCGACCGCACCCCGGATAATATTCCTGAAATGTCAGTAGAGGGTGTAGAATTTGTATTTGGTGTAGGCGGGGAAAACAAAGCCAATTCAAGCAGTTGGATTTTGCAAGAATGGAAAGCACCCCGTACAGAACGTCCTTGGGGTTACTATCGTGTGCTACACGAAGTGCCTGGCACCAAAGTAAAAGAACTTACTGTAAACCCTGGGCAAAGTTTGAGTATGCAACGACACGCGGAACGTTGGGAACACTGGCACGTGAGTGAAGGTCAATGTGTAGTTCGTTCATTGACCAACAACGGATACGAAATGCCGTCACAAACTCTTAACCGGCACGATCAGTACAGTATACTGGTAAACGAATGGCACCAATTGGCAAACCCTTTCACAGAGCCGTGTAAAATAGTAGAAATACAATATGGCTCACGCTGTGACGAAACAGATATAGAACGAAAATAGCTAAATATGAATACAATGAACCTACAAAAATTAGTTGAGCTATTTGAAACAGCATTGGCGCCCGAACCCGATGAAAGGTTTGCTGATCGTAACGAAATCAAATATCTGGCAGCCAGTATGCAACGCGATATGCCAGATATTCGTTTTGAAGTCAAAAACGACAAACAAATTCCCTATATCCGTGTGTTTGGATCTGACAAAGCAACAATAGCACAATATTTTAAAGCAGTGGGTCTAGACAATTTACCACTGGAACCACTACAAGCATCACTGAGCAGCAAATATCGCGGCAACATTCTCAGCTACAGCGCCGGTAATGTGTTTTACAGTATTGTTGTTGCAGGTTCGGGCAAAAAAGACGACGATACAGGTGGTGTTACGGTGAGTATCAAAGAATTTACACCAGTTACCTTGGGCTTGTCGGGACGTCCAATGAAGCGTGATGAATTGATTGTACAAACAAGAGCCGCAGTTATCAGCAAAACCAAAACTCGTCCTGAACTACAACAGATCCTATTAGAACTGATTGAAGTGGCTGCAGGAGCACAACCGGCTTTGACACCTGACGCCAATGCCAATCTAAGTGCTCGTGCTAGAAATCAACTCAGTGTAGACTTTGGTGAAATCTTAGCTCCAATCAAGATGGCACAGAAAAACGATGCCATTGAATTTCCAGCCGAGGGTAACTTTCCTTTGATCGATGTTATCATTGGCAAAAACAAGTACAGCGTCAAGAGCTTGACAGGATCAGGTACCAGCTTCAAAAGTATCCAAGACTTGATGGACAACTTTGAAAAAACCATTGCCAACGATAAGAAACAAGAAAAATTATTTGCCTTGTTTAAAAACTATCATCCCAAAGCTGGCGGCAAAAACGTAGACAAAATTATTGCCGCATCAGCACACATCAGTTTGCCTGAATACAACAAAGCGGTTGAAGTGTTGGGCGGCAAATTTGTAGACTGGGCTGGCCTGGCTGCATTGGTTACCAAAAACGGTCTAGGCAAAGGTACCGGAGAAAAAGACTATGGCTCGGCTCTCAAATTTATCTATCCAATTTTAACAGCTGGCAATTGGGGTAAACCAACTGGACTACCAGCCGACGGCAATTACTTTATGGGTGTAGCCAAAGGCAAAGAAAAGCCCACAGAAAAGGAAGCTGGATTTCCCAGCTTCCGCAAGGATCCGGTCAAATCAATCACTGATATTTTGACCTACGCACTTGGTGTTGCCACTCTGAATTCGGTATTGCGTGGACCCAGTGCTGGAGAATATGCCACAATGATGACCAACATTGTTAACCAAAGTCCTGCTTGGTTGGGACGCCTGGATATAACCGATAACGGACAAGTTTTGGCTTCGTCTAAACCATTTTCAGAATTGCAATTCAAATTCCAATATCACGCACCTAGTCATAAACCCGGAAACAATTTGCCAGGTTTTATGATTGTGTATTGACACAAAATTCTCAATAAGCTATAATCTATAGATGCTACTAAACAAAGATATGTTGTTGGCAGATGCTGACATTGCTGACCTTTCGGTTGATCTGCTATTAACGGATCCGCCTTACAATATCTCCGAGGGTGGTGCCAAGCCCGAATGGATTGATCCAGAAACTGGCAAAAACAAAAACACCATTCACAGTCAAAAGTTTTCAGAATCGTTTGAACAAGATTGGGATAGTGTCACACACGACGAGTTTGTGGCACAGATGGAATCCTGGGCGGCGTTCTGGTTCAAGAAGTTGAGAAAAGGCGGCACCTTTGCTATATTCATCAGTGATCAATACATCAGTTACCT